TCCATGAAGTCAATTTGTTTCTGTCTTAGCTCTTCAGGTGTTAACTTTGGTTTCATTTACAGCTCTTAAGTTGTGGACGTAGTTTCTGCGCGGAATTTAATCGCACCGGATACAAATGTCGCATAATTTCCAGATGTATAAGTTACCTGGCCTCCACTAGTAATAGTAAAAGCTACAAGAGAATTATCTCCAGTTGATTCAACAGACATTTGCCAATCTGCACCTCTGCGAATTCCGTAGAGCTTAAATACTTCAAAAAGATCAGAAGCTGCATCAATTTCAACACTTACAAGAGCTTCAAAAGAACGCACTGCGCCAGAGAAAGCAAGACCTGTGACGTTTGCTGGAGATGCTTGGTTATTTGCCAAAGAAAAGCTAGTCTCTTGGATATCGCCAGGAGAACCTGGGTTAAAGTTGTCAAGCTCTGTTTGAATCTCTTCTAAGGCTGATTGAACGTCTGTAGAAGTTAAATTACCAGCTGGGACAACAGAGATTGCAGAAGCATCGTGTGCATCGCTAGTATCGTTTATGTGGTTATTTAAAGCTGTTGTAGTAGCTCTGGTATCAACATCGCTCTGGAGTTCATTTAAGGCAGCCTGAACATCTGTAGCAGCTAAGTTACCACTTGGAATGTTACTAATAGCAGAAGCGTCGTGGGCGTCTGATGTGTCAGCAATGTGATTGTCAATGCTAGACTGAGCAGCAACGACATCTCCATCCAATTCATTAACGGCAGCCTGAACAGTTGTCGCAGCAATTGTGCCAGCCGGAACGTTTGTTACTTGAGAAGCTGTATAATCACCATTTTGAGCAGTTACTGTTCCTTGGCGACCGAATACAGACATTACTGCATCAGAGCCTCCTGACCATTGCCAAATACTTCCGTTGTAAATTGCAAAATCTCCCACGTCAAAGGCCTGAGAACCAGAGCCTAAGTTTTGTGTGCCTGCAACGGAAACTCGATAAACATCACCTTGATTCCCAGTTCCATCAGCTAATGTTGGACTGTTCGTAGAAGCATTCCATGCTCCTTGAAATTCCATAACAGAGTTAGGAAGTTGAGTAACTGGGACCTTACCGCCAGCATCGAGAGTAGCGATACCATTGGCCTGGCCTTCACGAGATTCATCTACTTTAGCATCTAATTGAGTCTGGATTGCCGAAGTAACACCTGACAAATGACCAAGCTCAGTGCTTGTTACAGCACTTTCTACAATCTTTTTATCAGCATCCGAAATCAAAGCTCTATTAGCTTCGAGGTTCGTACTGGTAATATCACCTTCGACGACTATACTTTGTTTAAATTTTTTGTCTGACACAAATTCTCCTTATTGTACTATGATCTTTCCCGAGAATCTTGCATCGGGGGTTTGATTTACTGTTATTGTTATATTCCCAGCTGGGCTTAATAAAACCCCAACTATAATCTCTTCAAAGTCACTTCCGACAGACTGAAACGCCTGAACGTGTGGGTTTGTTCCTTTTCCATGCACTGCTGCTGGAATTGTTAAAATGTAATTGCCTGAATCAACTGTCCACGAACCTAAAATTATAGACTGTGAATAACCTGGAGAAGCTCCTCCTCCTCCAGTTGAGCTGATTCTTGCGTAGCCTAATCTTCTTATTGTTACGGCCATCTATTCTCTCAATGAAATTGTCTTGCCAAAAATTTAATATCTACAGCGTCAATGCTTCCCGCTGTCACTTCAATTCTAAGTCTTACAAACTGGGCACCTGACCCAGCTAAATCAAAAATGACAACACCTTCATCGTCTGTAATGTCAACATACGCAGGTTGTCCGTCGTTATCGGTAATATCGCCGAAATTCTCGTTATCGTTTGAAAGCTGAAGCCATACTCTCATTTCTACAGATGAACCGTTCTCGTATTTTAAACTGACGCTAAATTCGTCAGCTCTGTCGTCCAAACTTGCACTTTGACTGGCCCAGTTTGTTGTGATTGTTTCTGGTGCTTCTAAAAGATTTTTTCTTCTGATGATGTCTAAAACTGACATTATTCTTTTCCTTCTACTGTTATGTTTTTACCGTCGCCCGACATTCTGCGGCCTAAATAAGCGGCCAATGCCATACCATGCCAATACAAAGCGTTTGTCATATCAACGCCTTTAAAAAGGTTCGCAAAGCTGTTTAAAAGTCCAATTAAAACAACTCCACCGCTTATTGCAACGAGTGTAAAGGTTACAGAGCCTTTACCTGTGGCAGGGTCTCTAGCCACTGGAAGAGGTGCGCCAGCTTCGTTCATTTTGCGTATAAGCATTTTTAATTTATCTGGCACCATTTTTCCACTCTTCAAAGCTTGCAACTTTTGCCGAAGCTATTGTTAAATCCGTATGCAGTTTGGGACAATCCCGTAAATACTGCCGATATTTCTTCCATTCTCCGCGTTCTGCTGTTGTCATTGAAACGTCTGAAATCTGTGTCCAATCCGTTGATTTTAGAATCACATTTCTATCGTTTCTAAAAACCATCCAAGAACCTAAAACTTCTCCGTCAGTTACAATTTCTTCTTTTATCTTCCACTTGCAACAGATTTGATAAAACCTTACAACTCCTTTTGGCGTTACATCGGTTTTTTCATCGACAATAAACGGCCTGAGTTCTGCTGTAACTTTCTTCTCTTCTGTCCAATAAGTCCCAGTTGACCATTCTCCGAATCTCAAATGGTACTGTCTGTAAACCTTCGCATCTTCCGCTGTATCAAATTCCCTTTCTAACACAGCTCCAGTTTCAATATTTGTTGAAACTATTTTGTACATTACACAATGCTCACTCTTGCTGCAGCTCTTGCGTCCAATACTGACTGAGGTACTGCTACTCCAGTCTCTGCGAACCTTACAATCATCCAGTCTGTAGAAGCAAGGTAAGCCCTGGCTTCGGCGTTTATAGCCTGCTGGTTAATAGCCGCTTTTGTAGACGGAATAGAAGCATATAACTCATCAATGCTCGGAGCTGGGATGTTTTCAAATCTCCAGCCTGAGGAGTTACCACTTAAAAACAAATCAACGTTTAAGCTGTCGTTTTCAGAAACAGACTTGTCTTTTAGAAACTCGCCGATTAAAAAAGCTGGGTCATTTCTAAGAACAAGTGTACGTTTTAGCTCATCTAAAGCTGGAAGAACTTCAAAGTAAGCTTCTGGGACTACAACAGTTTCCGTCCAAGCTGGTACTGCAGGAGTTACTTCGACCTCTCCGTCCATTACGGCAGGAATCTCTTCGTGTTGGATTATCTGTTCTACATCTCTGCTTTTTTCTAAAGCTACAAGCTCTCCGTTCTCGAAAGAGAAATCAACACCTTCTGCAAATCCTAGTTCTTGTAATAATTGAATAATCATATTATTTCACCTTTGTAATTTTGACAGTAGAGTAGGTTTCTGAGTCACCAAAACTAGCAGCAAATCCAAAACCAAAGGAAGCAAAAGTAGTAGTTACTCGATGCTGTATTTCAAAGGTTTTTGCAGAAGATATAGTAATATTCCCTATTACATAACTACTTGTAGTTCTCCCTCCTGAGTCAGATGCGGCACTATACGCACTAGAACCTAGTAATGCGTCTGTAGAATCTGTAATATTCCTGAGCTTCGCTTTATGTTGGTTTACATAGTTTGCAGGAGCACTCGCTTCAATGTAGTACTCCCCTGCCGGTAACACAAATTGATTACTCGCTAAACTAGTTACAATCCCTGTAGGGTCGGACAACGTATTCAACGTCCGTGTCTGATAAGAACCAGAAGTTGCAGTTCCGCCAGAAGTTCCAGAAGCTTTCACATCAGAAATTGTAGCAATTCTAGGTAATACTTGAGGCACACCAACAAGAGCCGGTGATTTCGATGCGTTGATTACGAAATATCCGTTATTCTGCTGAGTAAAATCCGAAAACTCGAAAAGATGTGTTGTTACGGCTGTTGCGTTGTAACCAGAGTCTAATGTTAATACACCAGTAACGGCATTATAACTGGTCATTCTTGGACCATATTGAATAGTGTTTTCACTAAAAGATACGGTAGTTGCTCCTGATATATCTTTTCCTATAGATTTATAAAGCTCTAGACTAGTTCCTTTTAATCCTTTACCTATTTGAATCTGCACACGCGCGGGGTTTCCTGCCGTACTTGCTGCGTTGTACGGTCTAGTAAAGAGTCGAATACCGTTCGTATTCATGTCTGCCGTAGTCTGAGTTGGAGCAACGGTAGTTTGAGTAACAGTGTTACTATTTATAGCATAAGTAAACGTGATAAACGTCCCAACTGGAGCATTTGCTAAAGTAGACAGCGTATAAGTACCAGAACCTGCGTAAGTAAGGAGAGCTGTGTCTGTAGAGAATGATTCAGTAGCTGTTATAATATTAGAAGGAGCAGATTCGCTGAATCGGATAAAATAATTAACGTATGCGTTTTCTGGGCGAGTTTCGTTGTTGTCAATTGTCATTGTAACAACAGAAGAAACGGCTGAACCAGAGGTAATAGTTATTGCTGTGTTTCCTGATTGCGCTATTACTGCGGGGTCTGATGCGGAGCCGGTGTTAAAATCATAGTTACTCCATCTAGAATACCTGGCTGCATCGGCTTGTACAGAACCTACGTTATCTCCAGTATTACCTCCGGTAGCCATTGCAGTACGAGAAGCTCTATCTGGGTCAAGTGCTGAACCGTTAGCAACACCTCGTAAGAACCTACCTCTGTAATCAGGTAAGTTAAAGGTTGTAGAACCATCACCTTGCCCGTGTGTAATCCCAATAGCAGCAAAAAGAGCTGGGTACTGTAAACGAGAAACCGCTGTTCCATTACAAGCTAAAAAATTAGGAGGAGTACTAGTTCCTGCAAATGCAATAACTTCTCCGACTACGCCAGAATTAAACCCTGCATATTTAGTTGTGTCAGCGGAAACTTCAATGTCGTCAAAGTTTAAAATCTTCCCAGAATTTACAACATCAACTTGAAAACCCACGCGAATTTGCGTACAAGTAGAAGGAATAACAACGTTTACTTTATAAATTGAACCTGCCGTTGCTGGTATTAAATTTTCTGAAGTTGTAGTAAGACGTGCAGAGTTTGTAACGTCCCAAATTAGAAACTCTATATCAGAGTTTCCGCCGTCGTAATTGTAAAACATCGTAGCTGTTACAGTCTGACCTCTAAAGCGAACTGGGACTTCTTGAACTGGAGAAGCGAGGTAATCATCCAAAGAACCGGCAGCTTGTGTGTAACGATAAGAAGCATCCCCGTTGAGCTGCCCTGAAGTAATACGAGCAAAAGTACCTGAAAGAGTTCCTCCGCCTAAAAACGTAGCGTTATCGCCAGTTGCCCAGTCTGTAATTTGTTCGTCGGCATAAAGCTGCACGAACGTATCAAGTCCTTGGGAACCTCCGCCAAGAGGTTTTAGATCGTTATCAACAACGCCAAAGAATTTCTCTTGATCTGTTGCATAAACAAGCTGTCCCGCAGAAGCAGTGTCAGCATACGTATCAAGATTGGCTTTTGTGTCTTGTTTCACATCCAATCGAGCTGGAGTACGGATATCTGCCCCAGTTATGATTTTATTTGTGAGTGTTTGAGTGTCCGATGTACCAACGACACTGCCTGTAACGCCATGTACGCCTGTAGAAGCGCCCGTGTGAGCAGTTAAGGCCGAGCTAGTGGCTCGTGTGTCAACATCGCTCTGGAGTTCATTTAAAGCTCCCTGCACGTCTGTAGCAGCAAGGTTCCCTGCTGGAACATTTGAAATTGCAGAAGCGTCGTGAGCATCTGTTGTATCGTTAATGTGATCGGTTAAAGCTGAAGCTAAAGCGCGAGTATCAACGTCACTTTGAAGCTCGTTTAAAGCAGCTTGAACGTCTGTAGCAGCTAAGTTACCAGAAGGAGTATTGCTAATTGCTGAAGCATCGTGTGCGTCAGAAGCATCTGAAATGTGATCTTGGATGTCGGTGTCAAGTTCGTTAATGGCAGCTTGAACGTCTGTAGCAGCGATTGAACCTGCGGGAACGTTACTAATGGCAGAAGCATCGTGGGCATCTGTAGTGTCGTTAATGTGATTGTCTAGGTTAGTCTGAACCGCATCAGCAGCAGCATCTGAAACGTCGTCTACGTATGTTTTAACCGCTAAAGCTGATGGGATTTGCGTATCAGAAGCACCCGTTAAAGTTGTCGATGTGTTTAAAACGCCGGACTTTAAGTTGTCAGTTTCGATATTAGAAAGAGTGTTAGAATCTAAGTCAATTGTTTTATTTGTAAGAGTCTGAGTCTGATTAGCTGTGACAACTTCACGAACGGCAGAATCAAGATAAACCTGGAGCTTTTGCCCAGTTAATGCAACTTTAATTTCACCAGAGATACCTTCAAGGGCGACATCATCAGGGCGAAGAGTTATACCGCGAGTAAATTGTTGTTTTTTTATCGACATTTGTTATCCTTTAACTGTCTTATAGACTATTAAATACTTTAGCTTCAAATTGAATTTCACCAGAATAAGAACTTCCAGTTATGTCAC